GGCAAGCAAGAGTTGTTGGAACAGCAGGCACCCATCTTAGAGTCAAGTTTTGGAAACGGTAAAACTCGTAAAGTTCCGACAATTGTGCCAATCGCGTACCAACGAACGAAGACGGAGATATAGAAAAAGCTTTTATCACTTTCCCTATTCCTGACAGACCTGGTGAAACGGTGACTTTACTGAAAAAGTCTGAGCCGGACATCACCTGCAGTCTGTTTTGGATTGGTCTTGCGTTGTTCGCTGTTTGCGAGATCGGCACACTCTGAGTATTACTACTAATGCTCTGAGGGTTGCTTTTGCGAGTTTTACCATTAGTTTTAACACCATTCGAACCCTTGGATTTCGATTTACCATTAGCCATGGTGCAACGTATAGAGTACTATTTGGTCGATTTGTTCTTGTTTGTTATAATCAGTGGACCCACCTCCCTACCCTTTCCACCGATTGCGTGTTTGGTCATCCCGCCATTCAGCATGTTCTTTGGTTTGATTGGCTGATTGGCTTGGACAAATCGTACCTTTGGGGAATCATCACGGACGACATTGACCCACTTGTTGATTCCAAGCGATTCAAACGTCTCCTTCATCCCCTCCTCCTTTTCACTACCAATAAGTGACAGCTGTAAACGCAAAGTGTCAATTGCTGACACATCTGTTGCGAGTTGCTCCGCCATAACCTGGAGCACGACGTCTTCCACCGAGTGGTCATATGGATAAGGCGTAAACGCCATACCGGTGGTGAGGTCGAAGCCGGGATCACACGTAGTGTCATACTCCTTGAATCTCTGAATAGCTTTTGCGTATTCCGAGAGAAGAGGGGTATTGCTATCTGTTGCCAAATAGCCAGCCACTTTTGAGGGATGATCCTTATTGGTAATTGAAGTGCACAAACTCTGCAGCGCTTTCTTAATGTTGAAGAAAGATGACATATGGGTGCGAGGTCTGACATAAAATCTGCCACAGAAAGTGACAAATTTGTCAGTGTCGCGCACGTCCATCTTCAACGTCATGCCGAGGGCGTCTGCAGCTGCTTGGAATTCACCTTGTTCGTCGTCTATGCCATCGTCGCCAAATTTGGGTCCGATCAAATTCCATGCATCCCATTGGCTAAAATCAGCCAAACGGTAGGCACAGAAAGCAGAGAAGGCGTTAACAATGGTATTTCCGGGCGTCGTCAATTGAGACCCGGAAAGTCTGCTAGACCCTGTGGAGTAGCGCACACCATTGCTGGTTCTTCCAACTAGGTTTTGGTCGCGGTCGACCAAAGTGTTCAGTTCTTTGTTGTAGCGCGGATGGAAAGAGCCCACAATACAAGCGCGCTCCAAATCACGCAGCCATTCAGAGATTTTCGCGTCAAAAGTGGAAAAATCCGTCTCCAGACACTTGGTTCTCGTTGAACAGTATGCGTGAATTGCCGCGGTTGTCTCAACCGGAGTTTTGCAGGGCATAAACCATTTCAGTTTCATCATTGCCCGTTTGAATGGTGCAACGAATCGTCCGAGATGAATTGTGTCCGCAGTCTTGACAGTTGATATATTTCGGGGTGCTTTGGCATTTCCATATGCTTCCACTTTCTGGAAAGACGATACCGCAGGTGAAACATCGACCCCTCTCTTCTGGTACACTGCGTTGCGCACCTTCTGGTTGGGTTTTGTCTGTTTTTCGATCACCTCTTCGACCGTGTCTGGTTCCAGGTTTTTCCCAACTACTGATCTGAAACATTGAATAAATTGTCTCTTGAACAGTTCGAATTCCTTCGGTGGGATTTTGCTGTTTGCACCCTTCTCCACTCTTTCACGTATACAGCCGACATCATTGATAGTGCAATGGGTCGGTGCAACGCAAGGTTGGACAAGTGGTGGTGCTACCAGATCGATCGTCGGTTTGCCTTCATCAAACACGCTGGTTACCTCTTGATCACCCTCAGTCCACACATAGTTAAGTGTGTTGAGAGGTTGTCGGAAACTTTTGTCTCCTAATGTGAAATAGAGGTGCCACATGGAAATACCATCTTTCGAATAATTCTTGGAATAGTTAGAGCTGATTTGATGCTCAATGCTAGCCAAGGTTCCGAAAGCGGGGTCTGACGCGATCTTTCCGTGTAACAAACTCCAGACATGGTATGGCAAGGAAAACACCTCGCAACCATTACTCTGGTTGTAACGCAGATCGACCATATCCATTCCTTTGCGCATAAAGCGCCCAAGGGTGAATTCGCCAGCATTCCACACATTTCCAGCAGGTTGGACGTCGGGGTAGATATGACTGAACTTTAGTCCTAGTAAAGCAGATACGATGCACATCAGACCGTATGGAAAATAAATTTTGCATACAGGAGTGAGGAAAACCATGTAGCGTCCGTCGGCATCTGGTTGCTCTAGTTTCTCAATCGCATACATGCAGAAACCCCACCATTTGTTGAGGATAACTGCACGGTCACGAGAGAAGTCCCAGAGTCCAGAGTTCCAATGCGCTCCACCCTTAACACTCTCAGTCATAACAACTCGATTGTCAATGTTCCGTAAAATTACGGTTGATTCTTCGAGTCGTTGTGCCAATACATTAGGGGCTCTTGTGTAACACATTATTGGATGTCCGGCGTAGGCGCTCCAATCCGAGACGTGAAAATCAACGTCGACCATTGTGACGATATGCTCCTCTCTCAGCCAACCACTGGCATACTTGAAAGTATTGCACAGGTCGGAAGTGTCGTAGAGCAAACGTTCGCCATCAACTTTGAACTTGTTTTCACGCGAGGATGTGGCTACATCGTAACGTTTGTACGGAGGTAGACTGCTGTTTTGGCTTCGTCCTGTCACTTGATTCAGAACCTCGATGAATTTCGTCATAGAGGTAGTGGCCGCGCACCGGTAGTCTGCAGATTTAGGATGTGCATGATTATTGACTACGGCGCGAAAGCCCGCTGGTTTCACCCATCTTAAACGCGTTCGAAACGCGGTCAAGACGTTGCGGTCAAACCGTTTGCGGAACAAGGACATGAAGAAAGTGAAAAACAGTCTCCGATAGTACTCCGGAACCACATATCTGGAAAGATACATAGCTCCAAATGGGAGGAGTATGAATGCAACAACCATTATGTGCATAACTACTCCAATTGAAAAGAACACATCCAACACGAGTTTGAAAACCCATTTCTGACATAACCCTAGAGTTAAGCCAATCAATGTGTTTCCAATACAGGTGAAAAACCTTTCATGCGCGCGGAGAACAGTTGTCAACACGGTCATTTTGGCCTGGAGTGAACGGAAC